AGGAGTACCAAAAGGACCCACGTGCAGAGCGACCCATCCGCACATTTACCGACCAAAGCTTTATAACAAGGCGGGATGATTTGCGTGAGGAGCGCCAAGAAGACGAGCAGGCGGTGCAAATGAAGGTTGATTACGAATGCTTTGTACCAGGCACGAAGTTCTATCACCGCTTTGTGTTGCAACTGCCAGACCAGCTCCAGCTAAGCTGCTTTGGGCGAATATTAGACCTGTTTGAAGCTATGCCGTATATCGGCGGTAGAAGCTCCAGTGGTGACGGCAAGGTTATGCTGAACTATAAAAATAAACCCGATGCAAGCTTATACCTTGAATTTGTACAAGAGAAGAAAGATGACATTGTAAAACTGCTTAAGGAATTGGAGGAGAGATTATGAATGGCATTCTTGATGAAATTAAATATTTTACGGCGATAGCGGAGAAAGCCCCACCGCTTGAGTGGGGCAGCTTCCGCCCATTTAAAATTACTTTTAAGATGCGGTCACCAGTTTGTGTAACTACACCTTGGATTAATTTTGATAGCCTATTAGGGCATTTGATAATGATGGATACGTTTGGGCAAGATTATTTCGTACTACCGCGCAAATTAAATATTACACCATATTTAGACCAAGCAAATGCCAGGAGATTAGTACCGCTTAAGAAGATAGGGGATATATATCATTGCTCAGTAAGCATTTTTTATCCTAATAGCATACGTGTGACACAAATGTATAAGCGATTTGAAGAGCGTTGGAGCGAAAATCTTGCACAAAAGAAGATACGAATAGGTGCTGGACATTTTAGAGCATACGCTATGAAAACAGTATATATCCCTGCCAAAGAAGTAATTTATTACGCAAATGGGGATATAGATTTGACTAAGCGGTTAATAGAAGAATACATGTTAGGCTTAGGTAATGATATTAGAGTGGGATGGGGCGCTTTAAAAGATGTTTTGTTTGAGGAGATAGAAGAGGATTGGTCTCTTGTGGCAAACGGTGTGGCCATGCGCCCAATACCTATTGAAATGTGTGCAGAATATGATGATGCGGCATATTTGGCATACAAGGGGCCATACTGGGACCCTAAAAATACTACCTTATGTGTGCCGCCTGGAGCGAGGTGTAAACTAAAAGATGAATATGGAGGAAGTGCTAACACAGTGGGCCAAAACGGAAGAACACAAAGCTAAAGTGGAAGAAGCAAAAGAAATTATTCAACGAGCCTTACGAACACATAAAAAACCATATGTAGCGTTTTCGGGAGGTAAAGATTCAACATGCATGCTTCATCTTGTGCTACAACAGAAACCAGACGTTATGGTTTACCATTGGGATTATGGCAAGTATTTGATGCCTAGAGAATTTGAAAAAGAAGCAATCGAGATAGCATATAAAATAGGAGCAAAAAACGTAATTATCGATACATCTAACAAATACACGTCACGTGAAGCAACGGGCATTTGGTATAAGGATTTTTTGGGGCGTGCAGCAAAAGAACTTTGGCAGCAGGGCTATGATTTGGTGTTTGTTGGGATACGCAAACATGAAAGTTTAAAGCGCAAAAGGCGTATTAGGAAAGGGGAAAAAATAACTGCAATTGATGAATGCTGGCCGATAAAAGATTGGACATGGCAAGACGTTTGGGCGTATATTTTCTCAAAAAATTTACCATACCATAGTGTTTATGATAAATATGCTCCTATTGTTGGATGGGATAAAGCTAGATTTGTAACGTTTTTTGATAAAGAATTTGATTATTTAGGAAGCAGTAATATTGATGGTGTATTGCTGTGGAGGTGGAGGAATGAGCAAATTTAAAAAGTATATTGATAAGAATGTTTATGAAGCTGCGATAGAAAGATTGGAGTTTATTTTTGATAACTTCCCTAAAGTCTATTTCTCAGTCTCATTTGGCAAAGATAGTAGTGTTATGATGCATTTAGCATTAGAAGTAGCAAAAAGAAAAAATAGGCTACCGATTCATGTTCTTTTTATTGACCTTGAAGCACAGTACAAATGTACAATAGAACATGCTAAAGAGATGCTCTTGAGAGATGATGTAAAAGCATACTGGATATGTTTGCCGTTGCATTTAAGAAATGCTGTAAGTGTTTATCAATCGCAATGGGTATGTTGGGACCCGAAAGAAAAAGAAAAATGGGTTCGTGAGATGCCTGATTATCAATGTGTAATAAGTGACCCAAACTATTTCCCCTTCTTTAAATTTGGTATGGAATTTGAAGAATTTGTTGTTGAGTTTGGAAAGTGGTTTAGTCAAGGTGAACTAACAGCTTGTGGTGTTGCTATAAGAGCTGATGAAAGTTTAAATAGGTTTAGAACATTAAAGAACGAGAAAAAGGACCGCCTTATGGGTAAATTTTGGACAACAAGGATTGTAGATAATGTGTATAACTTTTATCCAATTTATGATTGGAAAACAGAAGATATATGGACAGCAGTGGGTAAAAACAATTGGAAATACAATAAAATTTATGACTTAATGTACATGCAAGGGAAATCTATTCATGAAATGCGAATATGCCAGCCATACGGAGACGACCAACGGAAAGGGCTAAATTTGTTCAGACAATTAGAGCCAGAAACGTGGCATAAAGTGGTTGATAGAGTATCAGGAGCAAATTTTGGTAATATATACTGTAACACGTATTTGTTAGGGAACAGAAAAGTTATACTGCCAAAAGGACACACATGGAAGTCATATACAGAGTTTTTATTAGAGACTATACCACGCTATGAAGCAGAATGGTATAGAATGAAAATAAAAAAATTCCTTGATTGGTGGGCTAAACACGGATATCCAGATGGGATTCCAGACGAAGCAGACCCGAAATTAGAAGTTGCAAAAAAGGCACCTTCGTGGAGAAGAATAGCAAAATGTATTTTAAAAAATGACAAATTGTGTAAAAGCTTGTCATTCAATCAAACAAAAAATCAATATGAAAAATATCAGGCGTTACGTGAAATGTATGGAGAATAAGGAGGTTATAAATATGGACAGAAAAGATGTACTACAAAAATTCAGAGTGCTGTTAGAAGAAGTAAAAGAACTGTCTTTAGAAGAACGGGTAAAATTCTTAAATGAGGCAAAACAAATACTGCATGAATGCAGTCCATTTGAAGAGCCGGTAGATGTTGTGAAATGGGTACCGGCAAACAAAGTAATCGCAAATGATTATAATCCAAATAGAGTAGCACCGCCAGAAATGAAATTGCTTGAACTTTCTATTAGACAAGATGGATATACTCAGCCGATTGTAGTTTATTATGATGAACAAAATGATAGATATATTGTTGTGGATGGTTTCCATAGGAATAGAGTTGGAAAAGAGGTGCCGGATATAAGAAAAAGGCTAAAAGGTTATTTACCAGTTGTAGTCATTAACAAAGATTTGAAAGAGAGAATAGCTTCAACCATAAGGCATAACAGAGCCAGAGGTACACACGCAATTCCGCAGATGGCAAAAATTGTAGAGATGCTGTACTTCATGGGATGGTCGGATAAAAAAATTGCTGAACAATTAGGGATGGAAAAAGACGAAGTATTGAGATTAAAACAGTTTGTTGGTTTAGGGTCTTTATTTAAAGACAGAGAATATTCGAAGGCATGGGAATAAGTTATAAATTACTAAAGTTAGCAAATCAACACATAACAACAAAAAGTGGAATATGGTTAGAAAGGAGAGATAAAAATGGCAATTCCTGAAAAATGCCAAAAGTGTTTGAAAAACGAAAATGGGAGGTGTATAGCATATAAAGAATTTATTGGCGAAGGTTGCCTGGGCTATGTGGACAATCCAGAAGGCATGATAGAAATGTATAAAGAAATGAGAGAATATTATTTAACAAAAGTTGGTAGTTGGGATGATATAACATCAAAATTCATGAAAGAAATACGAAGATGGGAAAATGAACTAAGGAGGTGGCATCTTGAAGAAACTGCCGAAGCGAAACGTTCTTGAACATTACTTTTTTAACTACTACCAAGTCTTGTTTGAGGTAAAAAAGAGAATAGACGATATAATACATTCTTCTCCAGCAAAGTATGTAGAAACAAGGGGTGGAGGTGTAAGCCATAACAGTAACCCTACTGAATTAAAAGCGATTAAAATTGCGATGGATAAGGATATTACTGAGAAACAACAATGGCTTAAGATTGTGAGAGATGTTGTAGCAGATATGAAGTATATAGATGAGAAAAATAAGACAAAGTATGCTGTACTTATTCAGAAACGCTATTTTGACGAATTAGCGGACAATCATGTGCAGAAACAGCTAGGCTTGCAGTATAGGAGTCAATACAAGGAGATGAAAGATACAATACTGTTAGAAGGTGTTTTACTTGCGATAGCAAGCGGTTTGATAGATTATGATGAGATAAGAAAATTTGTGAGGGAAAACTGGTAAAAATGTACTGTACTTGACAGGCTTTTTAAAGGGTGTTATAATTAAACTGGTACAATAGAAATTGCGCTCTAGCGTTTGCTAGAGCTCTTTATTTTAGCCCGGTCACCCCCGCCGGGCTAAAGTTTTTTTAGATAAAAAAATCAGAGACAAAAGGCTCTTTTTTAGTGCATGAAAGGATGATATATATGGCTAAATCTCCTTTAAATTGGATAGGTGGAAAGTTTTATATTGCGAAAGATATTATCCAACTATTTCCACAGCATCAAACATATGTTGAAGGTTTTGGCGGTGCTGCCTGGGTATTGTTTACAAAAGAACCAAGTCCTATAGAAGTTTATAACGATATTGATAGCAATTTATATAATTTTTTTAACGTTTTAAGAGATAACGAAAAGGCACAAAGATTAATAGAACTATTAGATTTAACATTATACTCTCGTGAAGAATATTACAATTGCTTAAAAAATCTAAAAACTGGGAAAATAAAAGAATTTAATGATGTGGAACAAGCAAGGCAATTTTTTGTATGTTGTATTCAAGGCTTTAGTGGGAAAATAGGTGGAGGATGGAGATATGCAATAAAGCACGCCAGAGAACCAAAAGGATGGTTGAACAAAGTAAATGGTTTAGTAGAATCTATTGAACGATTTAAAAGTGTACAAGTAGAACATTTAGATATAAATGATTTACTGTTGAAATATGATACTGAAGATACGTTGTTTTATCTTGACCCTCCATATGTATCGGATACAAGAACAAAAAATATATATTGTTTCGAAATGAGCGATGATAAACACAGAGAAATGTGTGAGATTTTATTGAATGTCAAAGGGAAAGTAATATTAAGCGGTTATGATAATGAAATATATAAAGAAATTTTAGAAGCGAATGGTTGGCGGAAAATTGTACTCAAAGAATGTACATTACGTAGTCAAAAGAAATCAAGAAAAGACA